CTCGTAAAATATTTCTATGGAGATCTGGGCTCCAAAGTGCCAAGGCTCGCCCCCACCCCGAGCCACCATATTCTTTCAGACGAAGACAAGCCTGGTATAATCGAATCCATCCCCTTGACCGTGGACCAAACTGCTTAGGCCTGGACCCAGGTCCACGAAGGATACAATCTCCCAGAGGCCACCATAAATATCATGAAAGCCGACATACAGCCTCAATATAAGCCGAAGGCCGGAAAAGATTCGGACGACACATTCAGTAAGCCAGCAGACGAGTATTACCAAGTGAAGAAGCCGTAAGTGGACGAGATGAAAATGAATTCAGAGATAAATCCACCTAGGTATGCCAAACAGAACGACTTCATCACCGAGTTGGTCAAAATCTACGCTGCAACACGTCTCCCGGAACCTATGACAGAACTTAGGAGAGGCGGTTTGATACCTACCTCAGAAGTACATAGAATGCAAAAGGTCACTTTGGCAGGCAGCCTCACATGGGTCAACGGTCTCCCCGCTAGAGAGTATGAGTACTGCGCGAAGAACATAGACAACAGAGTCTTCGCCGTTTGGAACCGGCATTTAGCCTCTTAATTATAGCCAGACAAGAAAGAGGTGGAGGGTTATTTAGCGATGATGAAAGAACTCTTTGACCAGAGGATGCCCCTGTTCAAATAACTCTACGATCCCCGTCAGTCATTGGTCGACTACCCCAAGAAATAGAAACAGTGGTCGAAGTCGAAGGTGTTGATGTATGTCAAGAACATACTGGACGTTTTAACCAACCCCGATCATGAGGGTTTAGACTCTTCATATTAAGCCACCGTGAAAGCAGGAGAAACTTATCTATCGGACAATCCGGAATTCGACAAGGACCCTTTCGGATACTTGCTCAACGAATCCGCTCGCCCCAGGTGTATTATGGTTCCTGACCCAGATAGCTTTGGCATAATTCAAGCAATAATATCAACATTGTGGTCAACGATAAAGGTCGTATTCCCGGAATTCATACACAGTTACACCAAGGACCAATTTAAGCAGAAGTTGTTTGACTCCATCAGAGACGATTTTTGTTCCTTATCTATGGATGGAAGTGCGTGGGATTCAACGCAATGGCCTGATTTGTAGCAAACCGAAACGTATTTTCTGAACAGTCTTAGCGATGAAATAAAACAGCTCCTGGAGTACAACCTAGGCCTAGTCCACGGACCCCGGAGTCCAACTGTAGACCTAGATGACCTCCACAAGAGAGTCATGAAGTGTTTCAATGAAACGGTCAACCACGTCTTTGTAAGGCTTCCCGGTATCAACGGTCCAGAATGGCCCCGGGAGATAAAGCGCCGATTCAGGAGAACAAAGATGTACCATGGAGAAAGACCGGAGGACGACATAGTTCACCTTGCTATAGATGGCACAACATTCTCTGGATAATCATTCCGGACCACTCTAGGCAATACGTATAGATCCATCTTCTACGTCTATTACTATATGCACTCATCAGGGAAGGAGTCTCTCAAACGCCCCTGGGAAAACCCAGATATTTACGTGAACGCCTCTGGTGACGACGTGGTTGTATGGTGCGCTCCTCATCTTGCACAAGATATACACGACGCGATTTTGGCTAAAACTTCCCGTACCAGGGATGCGCTGAAAAAAGACGGTGAACCAAACGTTGTTGGGCTAGGGTAAGTTATGAAAATGGTCTAAGTTGCTGAATGGTGGAGATTTGACTTTTGCTCCATGTGGACATTCACCATCACGGGCAACCTCGGCGATTTAACACTAACACCGAATCTACTCAAGCAGCTCACCAAGAAACAATTCTATAACAAGCAGAATGCGCACATACACGCGGAGCCAGCTCTTTATACCGCCGCGAAGCTTATATAGATGAGAATGTCAAGAGTGAGCAAAACCATGGAAGGCGCGCTATATGCTTAGTTAGTCTAGGCTGAACTCAGACGCGGCAAACGCGTTACCCTGGAGGAAGCTCTTTTTGCCTTCCAGATCTTCAAGATGGAGTATGGGGTCTTCGACCCGTCTCAGTATGTATGCGAAGACCAAATAAACGAACGCGTAGGCATATACCCATCCACAGTCATGTCCATATATGAAAGGAACAGGATAGACATTTTGATTTCCGGACATCAAGAGGACAAATAGAGCGACACGTCCCAACCCGACCCATTACCCTAAGCAGAGGAACTTGAAGATCCGATTGATGAGTCGTTAGAACCAGCTGAAATCGCAGAAGCGGACGAAGAGGAGACGAAGACGGATGACACGGAAATCTCTTAGGCGGCTTCTCATTCAGCCTCCATCCCAAAACCCAAGCGTAATTGGCAGCCAATCATATCAGGATATGAGGAACGCAAGGACTATGAAAAAGATTTCACCCAAGTTACGACCCGCCAAGGTCACGCCATCGTCTTGACAACCGTCGCATAGGCAGCCATAGACTCTATAAGACTCATGGAGCCTAAGACCATGCTGGTTGATAACGAGGTCAACACTGACGACAAGAAGACAAACTGCATGACAATGGTATCGTTGGACGATGAAGAGGGGATCATATTTTACGGTCCCAACGTCCACGCAGGACAACACGACATATACAAATTCCTGAAAGCGATCGGTACCACATGCGTCTGCTGGGACAACAATTGCGAGAGAGGATATCCGAAGCTGGTCGACGCTCAAAGATAGCTCTACGAAATAACCGGAGGACAGAGGAAGATGAGTCTGGAAAATTATAGTAAATTGATGCGTGCGAGACCAAAAGTCGACTACGAGAGCTACAACGTCTATTCAGAATGGCAACTTCCCGACAAGGCCATCGACTATGCACTCACAGACGCTATGATACTCAAAGATTCCTACAGAGACAGAGCAGGCGTCCCTACTGAAATGATCACCGCGCCTTTGGGCATGTGTGCTTACGTCATCCCCCCTGACCAGCGAGCACTAGTGGAACTAGCCAAGAAAACCTGCCCTAACTTCCAATGCATGACTTTCGAGCAGCTATGCGAGAAAATCGCATTCGATACAGGATTCCCTGTTGACATAATAGACGCTGGCTCCGGGCTAGATTTCGACTTCTACCAAAGAGAGGGCAAGAATTGTGTACCTCAAGCATTGTACCATTCGATAATGAACACCATCGATATCCCTTTGAAAACGAGAAAGAAAATGGCAGGCAAGGACTCGACAACCAGAGCGAACATATTGCATTGCCTCCCAGGTGTCAAAATTGATTTGCCGAAACTCATGAAGGAGGCAAAGACAAACGGAGGCGTAGGACTACACAGTATAAGACCACTATTCAAAGCAGATGGTTCACGCACTTTACACCTTTGGACTACAGAACGTCCCGACGGACGTTTCTACCCACAAGCTTCATCCAGCCCAGGAGACATCCACATTGTTATATCGAACTTCCACGCATACGCAGTGGTCCCAAGAGGATCAACCATTATGAAGAGAGCAGTCGACTGCCCGAGACAATGCTGGAAAGATTTCCCTGGATCCCCAGCCGAAAGATTAATTCAAATTAGTCAGTATAAGGGATTACAGAAAACCAAGACGCCTTATTTATGTCCCATGACACACTAAGTCATATCCGAATTGAGTTCTTCGGCCACATACACCTGGATCGGGCTCATTGGGGACGAGAGATCCTCATCTGAAGCGAATCCGCACTTAGGATCTTGAATTCGAGTGCATTGACACATCAACTTCGCACGACGATTAGTCGCGCAGTAAACTAGCT